GTAACGCGCAACTTCCAGGGCGTCTAATAAGGAGTAAGGACCAATGGCTGTTAATCTCTCTGCCATTAAAGACCTCCTCCTTCCGGGCCTCCGGGGGGTTGAGGGTAAATATGAGATGATTCCATCTCAGTATGACAAGATTTTCACGAAGCATGATTCCAAAATGGCGCTTGAGCGCACTGCGGAAATGCGCTTCTTGGGTCTTGCTCAGTTGAAGACTGAAGGCGGCCAAACCGCTTTTGATAACTCGGCTGGTGAGCGTTACATCTACAACCAAGAGCACGTTGAAATTGCTCTCGGTTACGCAATCACCCGTAAGGCAATCGACGACAACCTGTATAAGACACAGTTCATGCCGTCGAACCTCGGCCTTATTGAGTCGTTCCAGCAGACTAAAGAAATCTACGGCGCCAACGTGCTCAACACGGCAACGACGTATAATGCTTCAGTCGGCGGCGACGGCCAGCCACTCTGCTCCGCTTCGCATCCGATTGACGGTGGTGTTGTTTCTAACACGCCATCTGTTCAAGTCGACCTTAACGAAGCTACGCTGCTCAATGGCATGATCTCGATCCGCACAAACTTCAGAGACCAAGCTGGTCTGAAGGTGTTTGCGCGTGGTCGTCGTCTTGTTGTTCCACCGCAGCTTGAGCCTGTTGCTATCCGTCTCACAAAGACAGAGCTACGCCCAGGCACGGCAGACAACGACGTCAATGCGATCATGATGACCGCGGGCGGCTTGCCTGAAGGTTATTTCGTCAACGACTTCTTGACCTCGCAATATGCTTGGTTCTTGCTGACGAACATTGACGGTCTCAGTTACATGGAACGTGTAAGGTTCGAGACCGACATGCAGGTCGATTTCGTAACTGACAACTTGCTTGTCAAAGGATACGAGCGTTACAGCTTCTCGTATTACAACTGGCGAGCAATTTGGGGCTCGTTCCCAACGTCTTAATCGGCAAACGAGGGGAGCTATCTGCTCCCCTCACAACTTTGAAGGAGAGACCTAATGGGTCAGACAAACTTCACTGGGCCGGTTACATCGGGCGACCTACAGCAGGGCCAAACCAATGGCCCTAATATAGGTTTTGCAAGACTTGCTCAGTCAGTCGCACTTACGCAGAATGGCGCTACTGCCGTTTCTGCAACAATGTATATCCCCGCCGGCTCTCAGATCGTGTCTTTTGACATTGACGTTCTGACTGCTTTTAACTCTGGCACTTCCTCTACGCTGTCTATCGGCACATCTGCCGCCGCGACAACGTATGTTGGTAGCGTTGACGTTAAGGCTGCCACGGGTCGTATTGCGCCGACATACACGGCGGCACAACTTGCCGCTATGTCAAATCAAACAGTTCTTGGTGTTGCTGCTCCAACGGTTGCTCCCGTTGTTGTGACAATTACGCCTGTCGGAACTGCCGCTACGGCTGGTTATGTTAATGTCACCATTAACTATGTCCAGCTAACGTCTTCTAACTAATAGGAGCCCACGATGGGTTACGTTGTTAAGGATCCCAAAACCAAAGGCAATTTTGGCGCTGGTGAAACTGTCCGTCGTGCTGAAGAAGGCACTGACGGCTTTAAAAAGGGCGGCAGCTGCATGAAGAAAGGTGGTAAGGCTAAGAAGCCTGCCCGCGCTTCTGGTGGCGGCGTTCTTTCTTCTGCCGCCAAGGGCGAGCCACGCGGTAAAACTGCTCATTACTAAAATTATCGGTAGTGAAATCGACGGGGGTTTTTTAGAACCCTCGTCGTATTCTTGGAGATGACATATGGCGAAGAGCCCTGCTTGGCAGAGATCAGAAGGTAAAAATAAATCTGGTGGCCTCAATGCTAAGGGCAGGGCTTCAGCCAAGGCTGAAGGTCACAACCTGAAGCCGCCGGTCTCGAAAGAGCAGGCCGCAAAAAGCGATAAGTCGGCCTCTCGACGTAAGTCATTCTGTGCTAGAATGACAGGATTAAAGAAAAAACTTACTGGGGCAGCTGCTGCTGCCGACCCAAATAGCCGTGTGAACAAATCACTGCGAAAGTGGGACTGTTAGTATGATCAAGCCATTTTGGGAAAAAGATGCGCCTAAAGATGCAAAACATAAGGCTTTAAGCGCAAAAGGTGTTAAGATGGCTAAGGCTAGGGCGAGGGCCGCGGGTCGTCCTTACCCAAATTTGGTTGATAATGTAGCCGCAGCGCGAGCCGGTAAGACAAAGGGAAAACGCTAATGCGTCCAATTACAGTTACTGTTTCTGACGCCTCTGGCGGCGCTAAATCAAGCGACCTCATTCGTTTTGACGATTGGGCCCCTGCGCCTGTGTCCATCCAAGTTAATGTTACTGGAACAGTTAACTACACTATTCAGACTTCTATGGACGACCCCAATAGTGCGACAAATCCTGTCGCCTTGGCGTCCATGACGTGGTTGTCTTCTCTTGATACAAATGTCGTTGGGGCAAGCGCATCAAAGTCTAGTTATTTTAATCAGGCGCCAGTATTTGCTAGAGTTTTGCTCAATAGCGGCAATGGCTCTGTTACTGCGACATTCTTACAATTGAGCAACGGCCCGATCTAACTTTAAGGGGCAGCTGTGAGCACGAGCGGACAATATACGTTTAACCCAGACTTGGGATCGCTTACGCTGTATGCTTATCAGCTTATAGGGATTAGACCTACGGCTGTCCTTCAAGAACACCTTGACTCTGCGCGTATGGCGACAAACATGATTTTGTCTCGCTGGAGCTCTGAGGGTGTTAATACTTGGGCCGTCGACCTTGTGACGGTCCCTCTTATTGAGGGGCAAACAACTTATTCCATTGATTCAAATACCATTGTTATGTTGGATACATATATTAGTGTCGCCAATGGCGACGGCACTTACACGGACAGAATAATTCTGCCCATAAGCCGAACTGAATATGCAAGCTACCCAAATAAATCTCAAACAGGTTTCCCCACAACATACTGGATGGACAGGCTTTTAAGCCCGACAGTAACTTTATGGCCGGTGCCGGATGGCAATGAGGCATTTCTTAAATATTACAGACTAATCCAATTGCAGGATGCAAATTTAAACGGGAATCAACAATTAGATTTGCCGTATTATTTCTTGGACGCAATGGCTTATGCTCTTGCTTTAAGGCTCGCTCAAATATGGGCCCCCGAAAAAGTTGCAATGCTCAAGCCTTTTGCTGATGAGAGCTATCAAATAGCCGTTGCTCAAAATATTGAGACGTCGGCATTTTATGTGTCGCCTACCGTTAACGGATATTTTAGGTGAGACATGGCTTACGCCTCTAAAGCCGGACGGGCACAAGTATCGTCAAGAAACCCGCGCAGCCAGGCTGTGTGCGACAGGTGTGGCATTTGGTATAATCATGACAGATTACATTGGCAGCACGACTGGCGCGGCGCATCAATTGTAAATATTCGCATTTTAGTATGCGACCAATGCTACGACACGCCGCAAGAACAGCTTAGAGCTATTGTTGTCCCGGCAGATCCCGTTCCCATCCAAAATCCTCGTGTTGAGTGGTTTGTTCAGGACGAAACAAATTATCGATATACTTCAGGTCAGAATACGGTCGACCCAATTACAGGCATTCCTGTTATTGGCGGCAACTTGCGCATTACTCAAAACAATGATGATCGCGTTACTCAACAGACTGGTGAGCCGACGCAGGGTAGAAATCAACTGCCTGGAACAGATTGGAATGCTCCTTCCGGCGCCACAGGAACTGAAGTCCCTGTTTATTGGACAAATGACTCTGGCGGCGTCCTTTCTTGGCAAAATAATTCTTTCTTTGAAGTCCCAACGGCTCATTTATACCCTGGGACATTAGGTGGCATTGGTGTCCCTTACGGCAATACTATGATACCTTATACGGGCTATCTTCCGCCTTACAAAAACTATATAACTATATGGAATAATACTGTATTGTGGGACATTAACTGGTCGAACAATCAAACCGTTAACGTCACATGGAATACAACTATTCTGTAAAGGGATAATTATGGCCGTTCCTTATACTTTTCAAAACACTCCTGGCGGCCAGTCAGTCCCTCTTTATCAATTAGACGCCAATTTTGCATATGTTGAGGGTCAAATTGCCACAACGGCTGGCCCTACGGGCGCCACTGGCCCAACTGGCCCCGGATTGACGTATAAGGGAACGGTTTATTCTTACGCCAATCTACCAACTTCAGGTAATGCCGTCGGCGACTCATACGTTGCCACGATAAATGACCATTTGTGGGTGTGGAATGGTAGCGCCTGGTATGACAATGGTAGTATTTCTACAGGCCCTCAAGGCGCGACGGGCCCAACTGGCCCAACTGGGTCAATAGGCGCGACGGGCGCGACTGGTCCTACCGGAAAAACTGGCCCCACCGGCCCAACTGGGCCAACTGGAGCGGCCTCAACTGTCGCTGGCCCAACGGGCCCAACGGGACCAACTGGTCCAACTGGAGCCGCCTCTACAGTTGCTGGCCCAACGGGTGCCACTGGTCCAACTGGCACGACGGGGCCGGCTGGAGCAGGCATTACTTATAAGGGCGCGGTAGCAACTGCCAGCGCGTTACCTGGCTACCCAAGCTCTTATTCTGGTTCTATTGGCGACGCTTACATTGCCACAAACACTGGACATTTATGGGTATGGAGTGGGTCAACTTGGGTTGACAATGGAGCCATAACTCAAAGCATTACTGGCCCTACGGGTGCAACAGGCCCAACTGGAGCTACTGGCCCAACGGGTGCCGCTTCTACGGTTGCCGGCCCCACAGGTCCGACGGGTAATACTGGCCCAACTGGCCCAACGGGGCCAACGGGCTCTACTGGCCCAACGGGCGCTGGTCCAACCGGCCCGACTGGTGCGGCGTCTACTGTCGCCGGCCCAACTGGCCCAACTGGGACTGGTCCAACTGGTCCGACAGGTTTTGGCCCGACAGGCCCGACAGGCCCAACGGGTAGTGGCCCAACAGGCCCAACGGGTAGTGGCCCAACGGGGCCGACCGGACCAACTGGACCCATTATAATCAATACAACTACAATTACGGGCGGGACGTCGTCCAGACTTCTTTATGATAACTCTGCCACTGTGGGCGAGACGTCTGGCGTCACGACAACTGGAACAAATCTTGTCGTATCAAACGGATTGGCGTCTACGGGGGCGTTTACTGCTACGGCGCCTACTGGTGGTATTGTTACTGATTATAATTCTACAACTGGCCGTTTCAGTGTTTCTAGCGGTGGGTTTGCTTGGTATACTGGCGGAATTGGAACGACGTCTATAATGACGTTGAGTTCTGCGGGAAGTTTAAGCACTGCCGGATTAACGGTTAATACTAATCTTTTAACGGCGTCATCTAGCACAGTAAGTATAGGCTCTAGTGGCAGCGGTGGAAACTTAACAATTTATGCCGGAACATCTGTTCTTAATGGTATAAATGTTTATGGGTATGGATCTTTTTTAAACCAGCCAAGTATGGGCTTTGTAACGTCAACCGGGTCTTCAATTGGATCTTTTACCTTTGACGGGGCAGGGTTGGCGTTTAGCATATATTCGGCAACAACATCGTCCAATGTTTTTAATTCTAGTTTATCAAACGGTAATTTAACAATTACTGGAGCTCACGCATATAAAACAGGTTCAACGACTGCTTGGGAAATTAGTTCTGATTCTCGCGTTAAAAAAGACATTGTTGATTACACGTTAGGTTTATCTGATTTAGTATCATTGAGGACTGTAACCTATAAATATAATGGCATGTATGGCAGCCAAGACAATGGCGAAATATGCCACGGATTGATTGCTCAAGATTTATTGGCGACAAATTTTTCAGATATGGTTTCAACATATACATACACAGATAAAGACACTGGTGATAAAACTGATTTATATAGAATAGATGTAACGCAACTTACTTATGCGTTGATCAATGCGGTAAAAGAATTAAAGAAAGAGTTTGACGACTATAAAGCTAGTCACCCGTAAGAGAGGAAATTATGCCGGTTCCTTATACATTCCAAAATATTCCTGGCGGCGGCAAAATCCCTCTTTCAGAGTTGGACGCTAATTTTTCTTATATTGAAAGCCAAATTGCTACAACCCCTGGCCCTATAGGTCCTACTGGCGCAACAGGCGCACAGGGCCCTATGGGGTATACCGGCCCAACTGGCCCTTCAGGGACTGGCCCAACTGGACCCACTGGTGCGGCCTCAACTGTCGCCGGCCCTACGGGGCCTTCTGGCACTGGCCCGACGGGGGCGACAGGGCCTACTGGTTCTACTGGCCCAACGGGCGCTGGTCCAACTGGCCCCACGGGCGCCACTGGCCCTACTGGGTCTGGGACGCCTACGTTAAA